ATCTTGTTGCCGGAACGCGCCTCGGCATTCCCGAACATGCGGGAATTTTCATGCCGCCAGATAGTGAAGAGCGAAAACGTGTTAACGCGGCAATGGATCGGCTGATTATTGAGTTGAAAAATAACGATCAGTTTAGCAAATCTTTGATGAATGTTTTATCAGCCGACGATCTACAAAAAGCCGAGCAATTGGGGCTATTTGGACCACGCAAACCGGCGGGAGAAAAAACAAAAAAACTAGTTGTCCCCACTAAAACAAAACCAACCCCACCAGGCGCAGGATGGCAAATAATCCCGGGCGGAAAAAGGGGCGGATATCGACGACGTAAAGGCCATGGCTGGGAATATTGGTATCCTGAAAAGGGAGTTACACAGACCCCACACCACGAGGACAAACCAGAGCCAGAGGCCAAACCAGAGCCAAAATCATCTCGGGAATTTTGGGAGGGGCTAAAAGTTGGTGATTGGTTTCAGGTTCCTCAATATGATTCGCTTAAACGCAGGCCAAAGGGTGAAAATTATGTCTATCAGGTTTTAAAAGACGAGGGGCACGGCGTTTATCAGGTTAGATACAAAGGGGCGCGCAAGCCCATAAAGGTGACCCTTGGCGACAACGGTCAAATGGTAAGAGCAACGTTTAGCGTTGGTGAGCGGGTGAGCTGGGGATATGCTCATGAATCGGAAAAGCCCGAGCCATATGTTAAGCCAGAAAAAAAACAGGTGGCGCAAGCGGAGCTTGGCGCAGGAGAGCACCCGTTTTTTAAAGAGGTAAAAGAGGAATATGACGAGCTGATAAAAATCTATTCCAAAAAGGGGATCAAGGGGCCAAAGGCCGAAAAGATGAAAAATGCGTTGTATGACGTATTGGTCCAGGTCTCAAAGTTGCCGCCAGATGCCGACGTTGGAAATGAGCACAGCTTCGGCAGCGATAGTCCACGGGCGAATTTCCGTCGGGCTATTGTCCATATTAATGATTATTTAAGAAGCAAGGCATCGGCCGCGCACGCTTCAAAACGAAAGGAGATTAAGGAAAAACGAGCGGAGGCCGAGCGCGCAGAGGTAAGGGCGGATCAATCCCTTGATGAACTTCCGCGCGGCGAGACCCCCGACGTTGTTAAAAACAATCCCGACGCAGCACAGCTATATGAACATCTAAAAAATCGACGGATCGTTGATGAATACACGATCCCGGATTATCCGATTAGTCGATTTGGCGATCGCGGAAAGCTCCAAGTGAAGGTGAATTACAAACCCGGGCACGGTTGGCGCATAGAAACCCGCACAACGAACCGCAGCGGCGCGTGGAATAAATGGAAAACCTCAACATATCACAGCCGTCCGGTTTATGTGGTCGAGCCGCAGGGCGACGAGCAGGGTGTGTTATTACATTTTAGCGGCTATGATACGCTGAAAGGGGCAATTCTAACAAAAGTGCGAGGGCAGCCGGTTATGTCCTTCGAGGATGGTGAGGCGGCGAAGGAGCTATTGAAGCTAGCCAAACAGCGCAGGGTTGCCGCCGAGATTAAACCCAGCGAGGCGCAAGAGGCCGCGCTAAAACAGCGCAATGAAGAGGCGCGGCAACAGCAGATCGAGCGACTGAAAACCCAGTACAAACGGATTATCGGAGAGGCGCAGTATCGAATTGATCAGGTATTGGGGGTGGCAGACCCCGATCGGCTAGGCAGCATAAAACGGCGGGGATACGAAACGTCGAGGCGGCTACTATCAGAATGGGGCTATGATCCCGATACCGGTAAGCGCAGGCAGGGCAGGGGCAAGCTAGATAAAATTGAGCGCGCGCTGAAAAAATTTGGCGAGGAGTTACCCGGCGAAGCGCCAGGTGTTGGTGACGTTAAAAAAACCGGCGCGGCGAGAATGGCCGAGCTTGAACGGATGCAACAGGCAAAACCAGCGCCCAAGCTGACGGAATATCAGCGCAGATTAGGGCAATTCAACACACCGCATCCAGTAGCCTATCAGATGGCAGAATTAGCCGACGTTAAAGGCAAAACCGTACTGGATCCAACAGCCGGCGAGGGCCGTTTGTTAAAATATGCGCTCGAGCAGGGCGCGGTATCGGCACTGGGATTTGAAATCGATCCCAAGCTCAAGGAGTTTGCGAACAGGGGCGATCAAACCGTCCGCCAAGCAAATTTTCTTCAGGTTGATCCGTCGATTTCCAGGGCAGATGTTCTATTAATGAACCCGCCGTTTACAACAAAAGGCGTTGAGCATGTAACAGAAACGGCAAAAATTATAGAAAAGGCCGTCAATCAACACTGGACAGGAAAAGGGAAAGCCGCTCTTATTTTACCGGCGGGGCCAAGCGGTGATAAACTAATTGCGCCGTTTAAACATTTAGTTACACACGAACAATCCTTAAACGATAAATCCTTCAAAAAAGAGGGGACACAGGTCAACAGTAAGCTATATATCCTCGAAAAGGAGTGATCAATATGCCGGCAAATGTGGTAAAAACCGAACGCGACGAGCATTTATGGGAAAAGGCCAAAGGCTTGGCCAAAAACGCTGGCAAGGATAAAGATTATGCCTATATCATGGGCATTTTTAAAAAGATGAAAGGCTTGGAAAAGTCATGTGATAACATGCGAAAAGCTGAAAAAATACCCGGGGGATTAGGCCAGGGGAAAACCGCCGCCGACTTCGATCCCGAACAGCTCGCCGATGGGATCGCGGAGGAAATGGAGCATACGACCGATCCGGCCATCGCCGAAGAGATCGCGATCGATCATTTGACCGAAGATGAAAATTATTACAAAAAACTGAAAAAGATTGAAAAATCTTTTTTATCTTATGACGATTTCAGAAAGGCCAGAGTCCCAGTAGGCGAGATCCGTGAATGGCGCGGCGGTAAATTTAAAAAAGTTGCCGAAGGAAAATGGACGCCAGTAAAAGAGGGCGAAAAGACAACTAGGCCAGATAAGCCAAAATTAAAAATCACTAAGCCGTCAGGCGGGAGGAAAATGCCGGGAAAAGGTCCAACGTGGACTAAGCACGAAAAAGGTTATACCATCGAGCATAAGGGCCAAAAAGCCGAACTTGTTCGGGATGGAAAAGAGTGGTCTATTAAGCACAATGGCAAAAAACATTCGATGCCGAAACGTGCAACATTCGATCATGCCGAAGGTGCGTTGACAGCATTAGGATTTTATAAGGAGGATAAAGAAATGGAAAAGGCGTTAGTCAAGAGCAAAACCCCGCCCAAAGAATATCGCGAGGAAGGAGCCACTGAGCGATCAGATTACGCCGATCCTAAAAATTATAAATATCCTCTTCACACCGAGCACAATGTCAGGGCGGCTATTAGCTATTTTAGTCAACCAAAAAACGCGAACGTTTATTCTGTATCCGAACAAAAAAAGATTTGGGGCAGAATAAAAAGCGCAGCAAAAAAACACAAAATCGAGGTATCCGAACAAAGCGGGCCACCGTCGGTTGAAAAATCCATGGAAAAATCAGTGACCCACGATCTTGACGAGTGGTTGACCAAATCCGAACAAATGGGGTTGTTTGACAAAAAAGGCGCAGTTAAAAAAAAGGAGCCTTCGGGATCCAGTGGTGGAGCCAAACCACCTGGCGCAGGGTGGCAAGTGATCCCCGGAGGAAAAAAAGGCGGCTATCGGCGAAAATCCGTATCGGGCAAGGGTTGGGATTATTGGTACGAGGATATGGATAGAAAGCACCAAACAGCCAGCCAGTACCACGCCGACAAGGTAAAAAAATTGCCCAATCAGAGTGACGCCGCCTATAAGCATGCGCATGCAGCAGACGCACATGATCGAGCAAGGGCAGCACAGGGCAAAGAGGGCTATGAAATAGCAGCCGATCGGGCGGGGAAAATGTCGGAAATTGCGGAACAAAAAGAAACGGCGGAAAAAGAAAATAAAAAACCTAAAACCGAAGACAAAGTGGAGTATCACCACAAAAAAATGCAATCCCATTGGAAACTAGCCTATAAACATCCAGAAGGAAGTGAAAAAAGGGAGGCGCACGAAAAAGCCGCAATGGCTCACGGCGATGCAAAAGCCGCACACAGATACGGCCATGAGATGAAAGATCGCGCGTCGAAACGTGCAGAAGAGATGTCGCAAGCGACGAAGGGCGCGAAGCCGACGAGAAAAAAACAAACGTCAGAAAAAAAACGGCTCCCACAATCAGCAAGCGACTTAATCAGCTTGGCCAGCGGATCCCATCCTTTAGATATTCGATATATCAGTAATTCACAAAAAAAGCATGTGGATACATTGATAAACGCAAAGTGGCTTGAGCGTGTTGATAACAACACGGTGCGCGCAACTTCGGAAGGGAAAGAAAACCGTTTTGGAAAAAATTGGCCACCAGAGAAAAAGGAGATAAAAAAATCAATGCCAAAATCAGAAATTATGATGTTTGGATCTGTGCCGATCGTTATGGGAGGCATGGATTTGGAAATTGAACAGGAAATGGAAGACGGGTTGGCAATCGGGACAACGGCGCAGCATTTTAGCAAGCCGAGCCTACGAAAAGGTGTGATCTACCAGGGCGAAAGCGTTTGCCTTGCCGGAGGAGATAACCGCGAGGAGAATGCCAGGGCCAGTTTATCGGCAGAAATTCAAGTCCTGGACGAAGCGGGAACCGATGGCAACGGTGGCCTTCCAGAGTGGTGGAAGGATGCCGAACGGATCAATCACGCTGAAAGGTTGCCGTTAAATTACGGTTTATATAAATCGGCCGAACCCGAAACAAAGATCATCGACGACAGCGATCCCTATGTCAGGCGGTTGCAATTAATGTCGACGCAGGACGGCCAGGCTAATGTAAACATGGCCTACAACGGAGAACATCCCGATCGGATTAAACGCTAAGGGGTTAACATGTCGCTAGCCGAACGGTTAAGGGATGGGATCTCAACGATTGCCGGTGACGTATTAGGTTTTACGGCAAACGTTGTGTCCGAATCCTTGGAAAAAGCCACAAAGCAATACAAGGGGGGATCATCGGCATTGCCAACAGAAAGTAGCGTTTCTGGTGATGGTCCAAAATCGCTTTTATACGATCCGTTTTCCACGATCGATCAGCTAGGATTTAAGGATCGGCCATCATCTCTGACCTATTATAGTTTGGCTGAAATTGTCCGACGAGTACCCGTTCTTGGAGCTATTCACACAACCAGAATCAACCAGGTTGCCAATTTTTGCCAGGTCCCAGATGATGATCGAGAACCGGGATTTAGGATTGCCATGCGGGATTTGGAAAAAAGCCCGACAAGGGCAGCGAAAAAGAGAATGACTGATCTTGAGGATTTCATCTTGCATACCGGTGTTTCGTGGTATCCTGGCAAAGATGATTTTGAGGTTTTTACGCGAAAGCTGGTCAGGGATTCGCTCCAGTACGATCAGGCAGTTTTTGAAGTCGAGCCCGATCGACGTGGATTGCCGGCAAACTTTTACGCAGTTGACTCGGCGACGTTTAGAATTGCCGATGTCCCTGTTGGTGCAGACACGGATCAGGATCCTGATAGAACCCGATTCGTTCAGATCTACGACGAGGTCGTTATCGCAGAATTCACCGCCAATGAACTATGTTTTGGCATTAGAAACCCTCGAACTGACATAAGAACAAATGGGTATGGATACAGCGAATCCGAAATGCTCATTGACGTATTAACCGCGCTGTTGTGGGGGTTTCAGTATAATAAAAAGTTTTTCTCGCAAGGATCGGTAACAAAGGGGATTTTGAATTTTCGCGGATCTATTCCAGAAAAGCATTTGCAGGCATTTAGGCGGCAGTTTTACAGCCTTATTACGGGCATTAATAACGCATGGAGAACACCGGTTGTCAATGCGGAGGATCTTCAATATGTCAGCATGCACACGTCAAACCGGGACATGGAATATGCCGAATGGATGAACTTTTTAATCAAAATTGCATGCGCTATCAATCAAATGGATCCAACGGAAATCAATTTTACATTTGGCAACACGGGTCAAAGTCAGTCTATGTTCCAATCAGGGACCGAAAACCGAATAAAACACTCCAAGGATCGCGGATTGCGTCCGATTTTAAATTCGCTTGCACGCTGGCTCCATAATTATGTTTTGTGGCCAATTGATCCCGATTTTCGCATCATTTTTACCGGCATTGATCCCAAGGACGTGGCATCCGAATCGGACAATCAGAAAAAGCGCGTTTCCTATCTTATTACAGTTGATGAAGCCAGGGCTGAGGAAGATTTGCCACCACTACCAGACGGAAAAGGCGAGGTCATCTTAGATCCAACATGGCTTCAGTTTTCGCAGGCAAAGGATATGGCAGAACAAGGAGGCATGGAAGGCATGGAAGGCGACGAGGATGAAATGGACGGGGAAATTGACGATCATTTCATGGGTGGAACCGAGCAAGATGAATCGGCCGCGCCGGCCGGCAATCAATATCAACAGGTCGAGAAATCCTTGCGCAAGGCGCATGTTCGCAGGATTGATCGACCACATATTACCGAATACGAGATCGAGCTATGAGCACAGTTTTTCGCGTAAAGCACACAATTTATATCCTATCGGCGCTGGATTCCGATGAAAAGCTCATTGAATTCGAGCGTCAGGATGAGGTTAAATCAACAACTCTTCGACAGGATTTTACCAAGGGATTGAGCCAGACGCGCTCGATCCCAGCGTCGACGACGGACGAGGTTTTATCGCTGGGGGACGTGACAACGGCTAAATTTCTATACATGGAAACCGATCAAGAGCTTACGATCAAGCTCAATGGGAATTCAGACGCTTACAAATTGACTCCAACATCGGGGGCAAAGGCAAAGCTTTTGTGGGAGGGAGAATTCACCGAGATCAAGGTCACTAATGCGTCGAGTGATACCGATGCCGTTTTGACCTATCATATTGCTGGCTAGGCGTTTTAAATGAAAATTAAAGTTAGTATTAAGCCCGGGGATCTGCCCGCCCGGGCTGAAGATTTGCGGCGCGTGATCGAGCATGTAATCGATCAGCATTGCGGCGAATCTGAAATATTAATGAAGGCTAGATCTAGAAAAATTGATATTCACAGCAAGATTAAACAGGGGCCAAAAAAGCTTGAATACAAAGTGCTCGAAACGTCGGTCATAAATTCGAGAAAAAACGTTAAACTAGCAAAAGCGATCATGTTGAAAAAAATTGATGCGATATTAGCAGAGGTTCACTAATGGCTCTTTTAACGGCCGCGCAGTTAGAAGAAATAAGAAAAATCATTCGTGACGCCTCGCAAGCTGTTGCAATATCGACTATGGGGATCGAGATATCCGATGATGAATTACAACGGTTGATTGATGAAGGTTATCTCGATCCCGATCAGGCCGAAAACCTAGTTTTAGACTCGTTTGAATTTGGTCAGCTTATGGAAAAGTTGCCCAATGCTAAAAACATGACATTGGGGCAATTTAAAGATTATCTAAAAAAGAACCCGATAAAACATTCGGCAGAGGAAAAGCTTGCCATCCAGACTGCCCAAAACCGTGCCGGTGATTTTTGCGTCGGGTTAGGTACTCGATATTCTGGCGAGGTAACAACAGAGGCAGTGAGATTGGATAGCGAGCTTGCTTCGCAATTTCGGCAAGGGATCAGGGATGAAACGGCAAAAACCTTAGCCAATCGCGAAGGCGTTAGCAAATTACGAACACGATTGCGCCAAATGTCAGAGGACTGGGCCAGGGATTGGGATCGTATTGCATCGACAGAGAGTCATTTAGCGCACCAGCAGGGTTTTTTTGAACAAACTATCAGGGAATATGGCCACGAGCAAATGATGGCCAAAGTCCCAGAAAAAACAGCATGTGATGATTGTAAACGGTTATATCTAGGGCCAGATGGAAAACCAATTGTGCATCCGGCGAGCTGGTGGGAAGGCCAGGGGACATCAAACGTAGGATTAAAGCGAATGGATTGGAAACCCGTGCTGGGGGCTATGCATCCATGGTGCCAATGCCAGCTGGTAACGGTCCCTGATGGTTTCGCGTTTGACGATAATTGGGATCTAGTCCCAGAGGAGATGATCGAAAAAGCGCGCAAGGCGGCGAGACCAATATCGGGCCAGTTGGGATTATTTCACGGCCACGGGCCTTATATCGGGCCGCGAGGCGGCAAATGGGCAGATGCAGCACACACAATTCCATGGGATGAAAAAAAGCACACAAAAACAAAGTCCAAACCTTCACCGGTTAAACAGTGGGATCGAAGCTTTGGTGCAATGGAAAAGCTCCGGGAAAAGTTGAGTTACGGGGCATATATAACAACGGGCGCGTGGGATCTGTATGAATGGGCTCCGGCATTTAATTCACCAGAGGATTTAATTGCAGCCGTGGAGCTTGTTCATAAATTAGGGACAGAGAGCAGAGAGGCGGGAGATCGCGAAGCCTATGAGGCGCAAAAAAAGAGAACAACCGAGGAGACGCGCCAATTAAAGGATTATTTAGAAAATGAAAAGAAAACGGATTTTTTAGATTTAATTAACAACCCAGCGCCCGTTATCGATTCATCCGTTTCAACAGTTGCCAGTGGAGAATTTTTGGGAAAATCCGCTCATAAACTTCATTATCGCACTGAATTTCAGGGCCTTCCGATCAGTATTGAAAACAGGAAGGGATCCAAACGTTATTGGTATGATCCGCATACGGACACCAAGGGCGAAACCCTTATGCATTATCCGTATGGGTATATTAGATTAACCGAGGGCGTTGACGGGGATCATGTGGATTGTTACATCGGTCCTCACTCAGACGCGCCTAATGTTCATATAGTACACCAGCTTAAAGCTCCACTATTCAAAAAATACGATGAAGATAAAGTCATGCTTGGTTTTTTAACCCAAACCATGGCCAAGCGCGCCTATTTAAAACACTTTGACGATCCTCGTTTTTTTGGCAGCATGACTACCATGTCGCTAGAAAAATTCAAGGAAAAAATCGAGGAGAGAAAAAACCGAGGAAAGATGCTAAAGGCATTTCCAGGACAGGCGGGAATTGTTGGACTTGATCGCCCTGTTGGCAGCGGTGGGAACCGTGGCGATTCCGCTCGAGCGCCAGGAGGGGAGCCGTTTGTTGCAAAACCCGATCCCGGGCATCCAGCAACCAAGGAAAACAGAGAAAAACGAAACAAGGGGCGCAAGCGCAAGATAAAAAAGAACACCAAGGATAAGTTCAGGGAAGCCATGATCAAAAAAACTGGCGGGCAATGGGCGAGAGAAAAACCTTATGACATTGTTTCGGATACCATCGATCGGCACATAGAGGGAAATCGGAAATGGATCGATGATAAAAAAAACGAGCGAGCAGCAATCGCAGAAAAAGAACGCAGAAGCTTACGACCGTCGGATTTGAGGTAAAAAATGCGATTAACCATTGCTAAAAATTGGTTAGAAATTCCAAACGCAATAGGCGTTTGTTTGTGGGATCTCCAGCAGAAATCGTTATTTAAAGGCGCTGGTCACAAATATGTTAGGCGGGTTTTGACCGGCAAGAAAAGCCCGAAATACAAATATTATTACAATGTCACTGGTGGTGCTGGGTTGGGTCACAAGAGTGAATTTGCCGTGGGGGCAAAATTCATGATCGAGGGTGGACATTATGAGATTGTTAAAGTGTCGGGCAATACGGTTACGGTAAAGCACGACGAGACCGGCAAGATTGAAAAGCTGATGAACAACGAGCTGATCAGCCGGCTACGTAAGCACCATGATAAAAAAATCGGCGAGGCATATTCAAAAACGCTAACCAGTATTCAAGAGGTTATGTTGCACGGATCGGAAAAGCAAAAAAAGCGGGTTCTGCAACAGGCCAAAAAAATAAAAGAGTTATTCGGTAGTTTTTACACCTATTTGCCATATAGCGATCTAGATACGGTGCCAGCAGGCGCATCGCAAAAATATATCGAGCAGCGCGATGTAAAAAACGCCTTGGTTGATTTTACTGGGCTCATTAAAACGTTTAGGCAACTATATACCGAAGAAAACGCGCCAGATAGCGTGCCCAAAAACCTGCAACAGTCGGCCAAACTGGTGGCCCATGAACTCGCATCATGGTTTAATTTAAATCCATCAGCCGATTTCGAAGGCAACCGCGAAGTGCTGAACGTTTATAAAAAACGCGCCGAATATCTATTAGGTGAGCGACGGGCCAATGTAAGCGATATATGGTGGTTGTTTAAAACGGCGAACGGATTGGCCGACGGTAAAATGCCTAAAGCTAACTGGGAACTGCGTAACTCGGAAACATCGGGGGGGAACGTTTTAGCCGTGGTTAATTACGATATGGCCTTGGAAGAATTAAAGCTCGAGGCCAAATATATGGAAGTAACGCCAGAAGCCGCCATTTTTGTAGCATCGGCGTTAAACGACATGCACGAAAACTATTATGGGCAAGACAAAGGAACGCGAACCGGCTATCAGCTTGCTAGAAAACTGGTCAGTCAAGTGCGAACCTTTCGCGGTGTTGATGCGGTGACCACGTTATTATCCGATGATTATCGATACGGCAAAGCCTTGGCCGTTGAAAGCGCGCGGTCGGTTATTGGGTTTGAGTCAGCCGGATCGCAATACCGAAGCGCTAAAAAAGCTTTTAAGGCCTTGCGCGAACATGGGTGGGCGCAGGCCAAATTTACCTCCCAAAAACCCGCCGCCGATCTAGAAGTTGCCATCCAAGCCGATGTGAAAACCGTGATGCAGGATCCGCACGGATCGCGCAATCCGTTTAATGTAGCCAGTCGGATCAATCTTAAAGACAGCGAGATCGAAGCCCAATTGCATTATCACCGCTGGAATGATGTGGATCGAAAGCAATCCAAGGTAAAACAACTTTTTAGCGAAAAATTCGGCACCAATATTGTTTTAGAGAACAACGCCTTTGATCATTTTATTGATCCGATGGTTTTAAGCCAAGGGAAAAACTATTGGGAGCAGCACCGGATTGACGTTTCAACGATGCGGGGCATTGATCCCAAAGACGTGCCGAAATACGTTCGGCCCGAAGATCAAAAACGTGCCAAGCGCATTGTAAAAATGGAGCGCTCCGGCTGGGGCATTGCCGCAATTCAACCTAATGCCAATGTTACTCGCGATGAGAAGATCGCCTTAAACGAACTACGCGAAGCCGTCAATCGATCGCACGAGGCGAAGAAAAACGCAATCACCGCTGTCTATAACGCGCTTGACGATTTTCAAAAAGTCACTGGTAGCAAGCTTGATTTGTCTGGTTTGCCGCTAATTATCGCCGACGATAGTGTAGCAATTTTAGCAAGCGCCCATTATACCCCGACACATGACAAAAAGGATCTGGATCGCACCGCATTAAGCAAAGAGGATTTAAAACCAAAAGATCTTCAACACACGCCGCATATTGCTATTGGCACCAAGTTTGAAAAATCAGTGGCCCACGAGTTAAGCCACTATTTAGATAATCGCATGGGTACGCGGATTGGCAATGATCGCGAGTCGCAAATGGAGGGGGCTGTTAAAACGGTTTTGGATAAATTTGGCTATGGACAAAAACCGTTTACTGACAAAGAAGATCCCGACGGCAGCATTGCAAAGGCACTTCATAAAGAGATGACCGATCTGTATTGGGATGGCGGCACGTCGAAGTTTTTTAGTGTTCCCGCCGCTTGGGTGGCCCACCAAAAAAGCGATCCAGGCAGACTTGAGGGCGTTGATGGGGGTTGGAATCACCCGTTAGCTAAGCGCACCTTGGCCGAAATCGAAGCCGGGATTATTAGCCGCCCGGGTGGCAAAGAGATCATGGCGTTAATGAGCGCTTTGGGGGAAACCGGACACTTTCAACGGCTTGAGGCAAAAGACGAAAAAAACCCCAATGCATTATTCTCCATTGCTGAGGAACTGAATAAGGTAAAATACTCAAAAATGAAAAAAGCGTATTACACCAACGGCACTGAGGTGTTGGCGCGAGCTATCGAACAACATGTGCATCACAAACTAGCCGATCAAAACATTATCAATCCAGCATTAACCCACGTAACTTATGATGGGAAATATGATCGTTTAAACGGTGAAAGTGCTTATTTTGACCCGGATGTGTTCAGAAAGAAGATCCAACCGCATGTAGAAAAGGTTTTAAGATACATGACCGACAATATGACAAAATCAAGAAGACTTGTGATCGATCTGGTAAAGGCGCGGTCGCGCGCCAAAAAAATCGAAGGGCAGCTTGATTTGTTTGCGACAGCTCCACCGAAACCCAAAAGCGCGCCAGTAAAAACAAAACCCCGTGAGGCTATGATGGGGTATCAACACACCGAAAAAGCCGATTATCATTACGGCGAGGCCAACAAATATGCCATCGGATCACCGGCATATAGCGCGCACCACAAAGCCGCAGAAGTTCACCTGGCAGCGTCATTCGTTGCGATCAATCCCTCCAAAAGCAAGCAGGCCAATGAGGCCAGCGCGGAGGCCGAAACGATAGCGCAAGACCCGGCCAATCACCAAGTGCCCATAATGCCTCCAGACGAGGCCTCAAAAAACGCCGACCCCACCAGCGAAAAAGCCAATCAGGTGGCCCAAAGCGCGCCGAAAGCTCCCCCAAAACCGGACGAATTAGTTCGCATGGCAGAAGGGTTAAAAGAAAAACAAAAGCCGCCAGAATTTTCGACACAAGACATGGTTGAACGGGCAAAAAAGAGCAACAAATACCCAACCAGGATTAGATCTGGCAGCCAATATGCAAAAGGTGTTAAATGGGCAGAAGACAAAATCCACGAATTCAAGGGCAGGGATGCCGGTATTGATGTCAACGACGCTTACAAGGCCGCCAGATCCATGCTCTCGATGGGTCAATATAAATATAAAAACAGTGGCGAGGATCCATTCTGGGCCGGGGTCCGCGATGCGGCTGGTCATTTCGCCGGGGCCGCCGGTGAAATTCACGATGAAAAAATAGAGGCGCGTGAGAAGTTAAAGCAGGAAAAGAAAAAGCCAGCACCAAAGCCGGTCACGGGGCCACGATTAAAAATAAACCTTAGACACAAAGGGGCTCCGGCGGCAAAACGCGGCAAGGCCGTTGTGGGAGAAAAGCGCGAGTGGGCCGATGGCATTTATCAAAAACAAGGCGATGGCACATGGATAAAGATCGCCGAGAAGGGAGTTAAACCACATGGCAGAGCCGAAACCGAAAAAAGGGCCGCGAGTCCTGGTCAACCCGATCCCGGAGTATTGGGCGCTCCCGGACGAGGAAAAGGGGGTGGTAGACCGGATGTTGAAAAAACTGGGGAAAGCCAAGGGCCGCGAGCCAAAGAGCCTTCCACCGCAATAGAGGAGATTACCAAAGATGGTCCGATTGTTCCCCCACCAGAACGAGCGATCCCGGATGGCCGAAAAGTGACAATCCCAGAGCCAGATAAATCGCCGGCAATCGCCCTTGCTCCCGATCTATGGCCACAACTTGAAGAATTGCCGCCGATCCCGAGCCATGTGGCAAATTTCCCAAATCCAGCGCCGCTAACCACGTCAGACGGGAAAGTCGTTGGGCACATTGAGAGATTATTTGATCACCAGGCCGAAGGCGCACAGAGGATTTTAAAGGCGTGGGCGGATGGGGAAGGAGCAATCCTTCAAGACGACGCCGGTCTAGGAAAGACCAACACTGCATTGGCAGCGATCGTGGCCCATGGGGGCAAGCGCAATTTAATTGTTGTTCCTACGGCAGGAAAGGAGGGGCTCAAGGTTCAATGGATGGGGGAGCGCTCGGCAGGACTTTACAACGTAGACGTAAGGGGAGCAGAGGTTGTTACTAGTTCAACAGGAAAGCAACGGGTTATTAAGCGACATGATCAATTAAGTCCCACCGACGAGGGGACTTTTATCGTTTCTTACGATGAGCTATGGGAGCCTGTTCGCGATGCGGAGGGAAATCCTACCAAAGATGAACGGGGCAGAACGGTTAAAAAATTACGCGAATCCATCATGCAGGGAAATTGGGATACGGTTGTTTTTGACGAATCCCATAATATGAAAAATCCAGGGACGCTTACTGGAAAGGCGAGTGTTGAACTGCAAGAAAAAGCCAGCAAAGTTCTTTACATGTCGGCCACGCCTTACACAAATATTTCTGATATGCATTATTTAAGAAAGCTTGGTTATTTTAAAACCGATGAAGATTTTTTAAAATGGGCCGAGCTTGCCGGAGCTGAAGTCAAGGGCAGCACTGTTCAAAATCCATCGAGCTATTTACCTCGAGCGGCGATCGCAGCAATGTTACACGTCGAAGGAAAATCCATCAAACGATCTACTTCGCTCGATGGGGTTACCTCTAAATTTGGCGTAATAAACCCAGAGGGATTGACAGAAGAAGAACGGCAGGCTTTTGCGACGGCCGAGTTCATTATCGATCTTGCAAAAACGAGGGTTAAAGGATGGATTTGCAAGGCGCTCTATAGCGGTTGGGCGAAACAGTATTGGGAGATCTGTAAGGTTAAACAAGCTATTAAAACGGGAGAGCAAGCATTAGCCGACGGTAAACAGGTGGCGTTTTTTACCTCCTACAAATTAGCCAATCATGAACATTTGCGCGCTATCCCGAGGATGCTTTATAACTGGGCAGATAAAGCTGAAATGAGCGGAACACCGCAGGGGCGAGCCCGAGCGAGGGAGCTTGCCGGCCTTGCTAATCACATTGCACATTATGTTGATCAGTTGCCCAAGGGGAAATCGGCAATTCAAACGCTCGTTGATCATTTTGGCGGGCCGGATAAAGTTGCTGAAATTCACGGGAATACAAGTAAAAAACCACATGTAGAGCAAGCCGACTATCAGGCGGGTAAGAAAAAAGTTGTGGTTGCCACGATCGCTCGCGGAGGGACCGGGATCAGTCTTCATGATACAACGGGCGAATCCCCGCGTGTTCAGATTAATCTCAGCCTTCCATATTCCGGGCGGGAATTTAACCAAGTTGCCGGGCGTAGTCATAGGCTAGGATCTAAAAGCGATACAACGATGCATTGGTTAATCGGGGATGATGAGAGCGAAAAAAAATTGGCGCTGATCGTTTCGAAAAAATTGAAATCCATGGGTTGTTATACTCAAGGAAATCCCGATGCCACGGTCGAGGCATCCAGTTTAATGGATTTTGATTTTTCATCTCAAGAAAATGTAACAGATGACGCGGCAGAGGAAATAAAAAAGATCTCTGAAATGATAGATGACATGGGCGAGGGTGAATCATTGGTTGGCGATGAAAAACAGGTATTTGGCGTGCCGCAGGCCGACGAAGAAAAGGAAAAGGAGAAAAAAGATCTTGAAGCCGAGCACAGTCAGGCAGCGAGAGATTATTTTCGCGAATTTGCCATGGTTGTGAAAGAGGGGCGAAACCTTCTTAAAGAGCGCTATGATCAGGCGCAAATAAACAAAGGGAAAAAGGCATTTCGAGAGGCCAAACGAGCCGCCGAACAAATGCGCCAACATTTCGGTGTTCCTGTTGTTTGGCGCTCGGGATTTGGCATGTTTGAAATTGAAAACGGGGATCATTTCTCAAAGACAGATCAAAAAACAATCCGCAAAAAATCTATTGGAGGCATTGGGAAAACATACGGAACTAAGCAAACTTTAACTTTTATGGTGCCGCCGGATGGGATGGAAAAATTAGCCGCAGAATTTAAAATCAACAAAATGGATGTTGATTTAAAAGGCAGCGAAAGCATGGATCCTGAAAAGCGCGGTGAAATTGAGAAATCCATTGACGATTTAGCGCGGCGCGATTTGCGAGCCACGTTTTATGGTCACTCAACATCAGGCGAGCCTATTTACCTAATCACAGGCCAAACGTATAAAATCAGGGGAGCATTGTGGCCTACCGGTGTATACGATCGCAGAAACGGAGGGTATTTAATTGGGGAGGATTTTTTGCGAGACACTGTGACGAATATCGATCGTTTCAAAGAAGCTCGCGGAGGATGGGTTAATTTTGAGTTGCGACCCAAGGCGGAAAAGCAGGCGCACTATTCAGCACAGAAAGAAAAAAGTGAAGAATGGTTGCGCACGCATCTGAAAAAAAGCCAAAAACCCCGGCGGCTGATAGTTAATTTATGACCTCGCTTCGCTGTCCAGCGTGCAACCATCGCGTTGCGCAAAAATCAAGCGATGGCAAGTTGCGCATTCGTACAAAAATTGTATCATTTCGAAAAGATGGCAAGGCCGAGATTGTTTGTCAACGATGCGGAAAAGATCTATTAATCGATCTAGCTATCGGTCCTGAGTTGAAACGCGCGCTTGAGACGCCTTCCCCCCGCCTCGTGTTAAAACCAGCCCGGCCCAATAAAATACTTGACGAAAAATTAACAAATCCGTAACCTGTTATTAACTTACATAACCAACCCAGAGGCCTACAGGCAAAAACAGCCGGATTGAGGCGGGACTTACGCGCAGGGACGCATGGACCCGACAGATACCGGCATACCATTTAGAGTTGAATTCCCCGTCGAGGTTTTCGAAAAAGCTAGCGAAGACCCCGATCGCGCGTGGCGAATCGGCGGTATTGTTTCCAGCGAGCACCCAGACAGACAGGGTGATACGATTAAACAATCAGGCCTTGATTTTTCCGATTTTATAAAAAATGGTTGGTTCAACGATAATCACTCCAAGGAAACAGCTGGTGTTGTTGGGTATCCAGAATTCGTTAAATCAACAACGTATAAGGGCAAACGCGCAACCTATGTCGAGGGATATCTGCTAAAGGACTATGATCGCGCGAAGGAAATATATAAGCTGGCAAAAGCTTTGGAGAGAACCAATCGGCGGTTAGGTTTTTCCGTTGAGGGTAAAATTCATCGCAGAATTGGCCCACGGCAAAACATTATCGCCCAAGCAACCGTTAGAAATGTCGCTATTACCAATTGTCCGGTTAATACGGCCGTTGGAATGGAACTTTTACATAAAAGCCTACAAGCGGCTGAATCGGCCAGCGAAAGCGAATGGGAAAAAGCTTTAATGGCCGGTCAGTCGATAAACAACCCCGGTCCATCGCCAGGCGAAGGATTCCCTTTGCGGGCAGAATCCCTTGAGTCTGACGTTACCGATACAACGCCAAATCGGCGACGAAAAAAGAAAAAAAAGCAATTTCTAACAAAAGCAGAAGCTTTTGACCTCATTCGCTCGCGATATGGCCAAAACATTAGCCATGATCTATTAGAGCGAATATGGTCAATGGCCAAACGACAGGAGAGTTAGCATGAGCAGAGGTTTAACAGCCGACGAGGCAGCCGTTCTTGCCGCCGGTGGCGAGCTGAAAAAAGGAAATTCCGGAGCAGGGGATCTCCCTGAAAACCAAATGGGAGCCGAAGGCGGATTGGCCGCAAAAGCCCCCGGGGATCCCATGGTAAAGGGCGAGGAGGAGGGGGAGGAAAACGAGGAGGAAAACGAGGAGGAGGATGGCGAGGAAATGGAAAAAAAGGTCAAAAAATCCGAAGTGAATGAAAACGATCTGATCAAATCCATGAATGCGCTCGAGGCGATCGCCAGTGGCATTTCAGGGGATCCCGATCGTCGGGCAGAATTGGCCGAAAAGTTGGCCAATGGCACGCTGGAAAAGGGTGAGCGATCCGAGTTGATGGCGTTAATCGGCGAGGAGGACTCGGAGGGTGAGGAGGATTTCGAAAAGTCGCTAAGCGAGGCATGGGCCGAGCCAGATCAACTTGGCGATGATTATGATGTCACGCCATTTCTCGAAAAGCTCGGGACAAACATCGCCGGCGCGCTGGATCTGGTCCGAACCGATCTCAACAAGTCGATGCAAAATCAACAATCATTCAACCGCGCGCTTGCGAAATCGTTTAAGGGCGTGGCGAAGGTTGTTGTTGAACAAGCCGACATGATCAAAAGCCTGCAATCGCAAAACGATGCACTGGCCAGCCGGTTGGGCATCGTTGAGCGGCAGCCGGCCGGCAGAAAAGCGGTGTCCTCGAATGCAAAACCGCTAAAAAAATCTTTTGGCGGAGTAGAAGAGGGGGCGCTTTCCCGAGACGACATTTTAGAAGGCCTCGAGCAATTGATGGTAAAGAGCCAAACCAATGACTGGCGCGCTCCTTGCGGCGAGCCGATTGATCGCGCAATGGCGCAATACGAGGCGACCGGTCACATTTCACGTTCGATGCTAGAAGATGTCAAAAATGTCCTTGGTGCGCCGACCAACTAAGGCTACCAAGAAATAATAATTCTGTGTCTGGGCCGCCGACAAGGACACGACAAAAAACGGAGGCAAAATTATGGAAGGTTTCGTTTCATGGCGCGATTATCAAGGGCTAGACGGTTTCGGCACTGGCACAGGTCAAGATGTCGCCGAACTTAAAAAAGCATTGGCCGCAGGGCAGGACATTAACGCTCCTACCGTTGCCGCCGGCGAGGGTTTTCCGCTTCGCGTGGAATCCTTGGAGAGAACGCTAAAAGTCGTCACCTACCGTCAGGAGGACACCCGCCTTTGGCAGGCGCTTGTTAAGCTCCCAGCTTGGAACACCGTCGAGGAATACAATCGGCTGGAATCGGTTGGGTCAGGAATCGCGGCATTTATCGACGAGGGGGATCTCCCAGAGAGCGATGATTCGATTTATAGCCGTCAATACACGGTTATAAAGTATGCTGCTACCACCAGATCTGTTACCCACGTTATGAGCTTGGTTAGACCAGCCCATGGCAATGTCATAGCTCAGGAAACGGTCAACGGAACAACCTGGCTTCTCAAGCAAATCGAGCGCGCGCTTTTTTCTGGCGACTCCTCGTTAATCCCGCAGCAGTTTGACGGGCTAGACAAGCTGATCACCGATGGCGCGCCAAATCCAACCCTAAATCAGGTTGACCTTCGCGGAAAACCATTGACCGAGGACGTTTTGAACGATGGCGCGCTGATCGTTAAAAGCGAGCCCAACTACGGGCGCGCAACCGATCTGTATTTGGCCGACGGCGCTTACGCCGATTTGGCGAAGCAATTTTATCCGTCGGAGCGGTTTAATATTCCGCCGGCAGGGTGGCAAAACGGCATGGTCGGCCTGAATATTCAGGGATTTTATTCCCAATTCGGCCCTATCCGTTTCAATCCCGACTTATTTTTGCAATTTGGTGGGGTTTCCGGCGCGGCTGTTGGAAATGCTGCCAAAATCCCCGGAACGCCAACCGAATCGGTGGCTCCGGCTACCGCCTCGGATTCAGCTAGCCAGTTTGCGGCAAGCGATGCCGGCAATTATTATTACAAGGTCCATGCGATCAATCGCTATGGCCGATCAGCCGCGTTGTCATTGACCGGCCCGGTGGCGGTTGCCGCAGGAGAAAAGGTCACGTTCACGGTTGCCGACGGATCTCCGGCTGGAACGGCCTTTGAGATCTATCGAACCAACAAAGACGAGGCCACGGGCAACGAACGCCTTATGGTGACGGTTGCCAGGAGCGGGGCCACCACGGCAATAACGGACTTAAATGCCCGCATTCCTGGAACAACAACGGCATTCTTGGTTCAACAAAACCTTGAATTTTTCGCTGTAAAACAATTGGCACCACACGTCAAAATCCCCCTGGCTACCATCGACACGAGTATTCGGTGGATGCAATTGCTTTATCTGGCGCTAACCGTTTACGCGCCGGGGAAAGGGTTGCTTTATCGCAACGTCGGGCGCGCTCCTGGGAGCAGCGGGTTAGATAACGCCGTGCCGTAACATTCGTTTTTTTTGTTGCTCATATATCCGATCCCAATATCTCCTCGAGTTGGGATCGGAAAATTTTTTTAAAAAAGGATCGATACATGATTAAAGTAAAAAGTAAAACAATTCGAGGAGGGATTGTTATTGTCGGCCAGGCAAAGATCAACGTTGGGCCAGACGGCGTTGCCGAGGTTACGGATGAGCAAGCAGAAAAACTTTTACAGGGGGCTACATGGTCGAGGGTAAGCAGCGAAAATCAACCCCCACCCCTTAAAAAAACTGATCCGTTGTCTCATGTTTTTCACGCGGCAGAAGAATCCGTTGAAGCAGTGACCGATCTTATTACTCACGCGGATGATCATGCCAATGAAAAACCGGAAAATGTTTTAAATGGCAAACCGTCTACAATGTCACGATTCGAAGAATTGATGGCATGGTCCAAGGATGAGCTTGTCGACATGGCGTTTTCGTTTGGATTGACCATTGATAGGCGTCTTTCAAAGCCGAAAATAGTTAAGGCTATCATTGCGGCTAATCAGTAAACGAGGTTGAAATGCTACAAGAACTTTCAAAAATGTTCAAAGAATTCAAGCAGGCGGGCATTGATTGGCTGTTGGCGTCAGGCAAAAAGGCGCAGGGTATCAACGCCTTTTCTGTCACGCTGAGTGGGGCCGCGCCCCATGCCATCACGTTCGCCGATCACAGCTTGCCGGATTTTGCGGATACCAACTACACGGTTATCACTGACGGCGAAACCGCCAGTGATACAAGTGTGGATGAGTCAACGAAAACGGTAAGCGGGTTCAGTCTGCTAGGAGGCGCAGACACCGAAGTTGTTCACATTCATTGCATTGGCAGATTGGCCGGAATGGAAAGTGAATAAACCGTGGCACCATTGTATTTACGTGGGGGCTTGCCCCAACACATAAATGAAACCGCCATTCAGAACACTGTCAACGGTTATAACGTCGAAAAAGGTGTTGCTAATTACTTGTGGTTTAAGAACACAGGCAGCAATGCCATAACGTTAACACTGACGAGCAAAGAGGACGCCACCAGTGGGATAGGAATAACTGTCGCAGGGAGCGGAGTTTGGGAAGGGCCGGCCGAGATTGGTTGTTTCTATACCAAAGCGACGGGAGGTAATTCTACATTTGAAGCGGTGGCTTTTAGGGTTCGCGGTTAACAACTAGGCATTTTAACCTTATGACAACAACGAGGCGGCACAATGGCGGTTACTTTAAGTCGATCCAGTCGACAGGATACGTTTACCGCCAATTGCCCAAGCGGAGCCTTGGTTGGGGATATGGTTTACATTTCTGGCGATCAAATCGGTGGATTCTATCAGGTTGGACTTTGCGACATTCGCGAGGACAACAAGCGAACCGTTGGCATGATCGTGGAGAAGCAATCACCAACACAATGCACTGTTCAAAAAAGCGGTGACGTAACCAATCTGTATTCAGGTCTTACTCCGGGTAGACAGATCTTTTTAGGTCTTGGAACCGGGGCAAGATTAACACAAATTGTACCCAATTATTCACCTAAAGTTTATATTGAACGAGCAGGTATAGCACTGGCTTCGAATGTTATTGATCTACATATCGAGCCTGCAACCGTTCGGGTGTCAACATGAAAGTCCTTGCTCGATCGATTGTTCTGTTCGGCGGATGGAGCATCGATCGATGCAAGGCAATTTGGGAGTAAAAAAAATGAAAAAAGCGGGAAAGAAAAAACAACCACAACGATGTAAAACCAAAGGATGCAGAAAAATTAAGCGCATTGGCGATTATTGTTTAGATTGCGCTAAAAAAATGGAAAAAAAAGCCGATAATGGTAAGTCGAATGGAAAAAGCGAAGTTTCGGTATTTGACGATCTGTCACCACTTGGTATCGGTGAAAAATACTTAAGTCCTATTGAAGCTGAGTCATGGGGAAGGGTTGATGCCGAAATTAGAGCACTTGTTAATGAACGTCAGGTTATCGCACTTCAGCAACAACAGGATGAAATACAGCACAAAGAGCGAAGTAAAAAGAGAATGGCCCGTATTGCTGCTATTGAGAATGATATAAAAATTAAAAATAATAGCTACGGTCAACTTATAAAAAGATTTTCAAAAAAGTATAATATACCCATATCCGAGATGGCATTGGATGTCGACGCTAGGATTATTCGTAACATTGAACATTTGTCACAGACCCCAAAAGGGTCATAACTGTTCGGCCGCCGACGAACACTTGAGCGAAAGGATCTTGTAGTATGGCAACAAGGAAACCACTTTTTTTCGATGACACCAACGGGTTCAATTCGGAAATGGCAACCACGGACGATATCGTAATTGGTGGCCTTTCATCCAGCGGTGACATAGCGTTAACCGGTGGGGCCGAGGTTACCGGATTGCCTTCTACTCCAGGGGGAACTACGGCGGCAACATCAAAGGCCTATGTGGATTCGTTAGTCGATGGGTTGGGATGGACCGATCCTTGCGCCGTGATGAACTTAATCGGTAACGCCTCAGTAGCAACAATCAATGGTTTATCGCCGTCGGCTGGTGATGCGTATGTCATGACCGATGCGGGAACCCTCACCGCAGGATCGTTATCCGTTGCCGCCGGTGATTTGGTTGAATTTGACGGATCGGCATGGGTCAAAGTCGTTACCAATAGTGGAGGATATCCGCCGGCGGGGACGCGAGCGGTTCTTTCAACGTCGGTTGCGCTAATTTCCCCATATACCGACGCCACCGATGACGGGAAAATCGTTGAATTCAGCGGATCGTCATTGACCGGAACGGATACATCTGAGGCCGTCAACCATGCCGCGTTTTTGGTCCAAACGCCAAATAATGACGGGTATTATGAAAACCAGGGATACACGTTTGAGGGCACGGTCCCAACGGGCTCCTGGGTTTTGTGGAGTGGCGCAGGAACCGTAAATGCCGGTGCGGGTTTGACCAAATCGGGAAACACGCTAAACGTTGGTGCTGGAAATGGTATTACGGTTTCGGCCGATGCGGTTGCGGTGGATGCTGACAGCGAGACCGGCGGCAATATTCAGCCAGTGAATATCACAGCGAACGGCGTTGGTGTGGATATTAACGCCATTGCTGGCACCGGGATAGAGGCCGACGGATCGGCAAATCTTCGCCTTGCCGCGCAAGGAAACGGTATTGCGGGAGGCGCGGGATCGACACTATCGGTTGATCCAGACAGCGAGACCGGCGGCAATATCGAACCTGTTACCGTTGGCGCAAACGGTGTCGGCGTTGATATCAACAGCATTGCCGGAACAGGGTTGGAAGCCGACGGATCGGCTAATTTACGGATCGCAGCTTCGGCGGCTGGTGATGGCTTGACCGGTGGCGGCGGTTCGGCATTGGCGGTAAACCTCGAGGCATCAAATCCAACGTTAAAAATTACCACCGACGAGCTTGGGGTCAAATATGATTCCAACAAGGGATTGACAACCGGTGCTAGCGGCATGGAAGTCAAGGTTGACGGAACAACCGTGAGCTTTGACGGGTCAGGTCAATTGCAAGCCGTTGGATCAGCCGAGGCGCAGCGGGTTGAAAATGATTTCGCTGTTGACGAGGCTATTGCAGCCGCCGATCCCGTTTATTGGACATCGACCGGCGACAGGGTTGGAAAGGCCGACGCTGCATCGGCACAGCTGGCAAAATCACATGTTTTCGGCGTTGCCCGAACAGCACAGAGCACAGTGGGACAAACATCGGCAATTGTTTCGATTGGCCAATGTGCTGGTATTTTGTCGAGCGCAACCCCTGGGACTCGTTATTGGCTACAATCCGGCGGCGGGATCGGCACCTCAAGGCCGTCTGCGTCAGGCGAACGTTTGATTCATGTTGGCATGGCGATGAACGCCGATGATCTATGGGTCGAGCTAAAGGATTTTGGCCGGCGCGCATAATTGATCGTAGATAGTTGGGAGCGATGATGTTTTGGGTCGCCATGTCGGTACGAGGCAAGACCGATACTATTTTTTACAGGAGGTAGCGTGGGTTTTCCGACAAATTTAAACCGCGTCCGGGCGGTAAAGCAGGAATACGCCGAGTATGGCGGAGACCCGGCCGACGAGGATGAATTCGGCGGAGTTCCTATTGAACCTTCTGAAGATGCCGTCGAGGCGTCGGGTGTTGTTCTGCAATATGAATCCAGCAATGATGAAAATGTCGGTATTTGGAGAGATAGCAACGGCAATATGGTTTTTATTGATTCGCAAATTGGCACAGATGTAACTCTATCCGATTTGGCGGGAGAAGAGGCCACCTCGTTTAAGTGGAGACATCATTTTTTACTAATGGGAGCATAAGTGGCAGAGGCATTAAAAGTTTTAGGACAGGTTAATCCTTCCGCTACCACATTAACCGCTTTATATACGGTTCCTGGTTCAACTTCTGCAACGGTATCAACTATTGCTATTTGCAACCGTGGATCATCAAACGCAACGTTCAGGGTTTCTATAGCCGTTAATGGAGCCAGCGACGATCCTAAACAATATATTTATTACGATATTACGCTGATGAAAAATGATTCGATCTTTGCAACGATCGGGTTAACGTTGGGGGCAGGTGATATTGTTCGCGTTTATTCCTCGTCGGCCGATTTGTCATTTAGCCTATTCGGCGTAGAGGTGTCATAATGTCAGCCGAGCGATCATTGCAAGCAATTTATGTAACAGACGATAGTGGAAATCCTGTTGGCATAGTCCTGGATGGATCGGTTTACCGGTTGCAGTCTATTGGGAAGGTTCTCAATGTTGCAGGAACACAAATTAACCCGGCAACACAAGAAACCCTATCTGATGTAGACACCAAACTTGGAACGATAGATGGCGTTTTAGATAGCATCAAAGATACCGACGGTATTAAGAAAATAACCGATGCCTTGCCGATAGGGGACAACTGGATCGGCAGAATAAAGGTTGGCGACGGCACAAACGTTGTCGGTATTGTCCTCGATGGGGCGTTATACCGTCTTCAATCTGACTCAAAGGTGGCCAAGGATTCGACCGGGCTTGTTCATCTAGAAACCCTAGATGTATCCGCCGGGAAGGGTCGGTTGAAATCTACCCTTTATTCGCCAGATGGCGAAGCGATTGCTTTTAGCTCCGTTTCGGATAATCCAGAATCTATCAAAAATGAGTTTGTAAAAAACGGAACTAATGAATCATTACTGGTTGATGGTTCAAGCACACCCGTTGAGTTTACTTATAATGCTGACTCTTCTCATGATATCTCCTTGCAGGAAATAAAATTTGTTCTTGCAGCAAACGGGATCACGTTCGGCACAGGATATCTGGGAGCAACATCGGGTCCGCTGACAAATGGAATTAAAATTGAAGTCATAGCCGGTGGTAAAACCGGGACCGTAGCTATACTTAGACGAAATGAATGTTTTGTGCATTTTGCATCCACGGGAGGATTTAACTGGGTAGTGTCATCAAAAGACATGTTGTCTTCTACGTATGTTATTGGTGGCGCATTAAAACTTAGCG